ATTCAATCTCTAACAGATGAAGATAAGATTGTACTAGACACAATATTAGCTCCATCTGTTGCAAACGTTCTTAAAAAACTAGCACCAGAACTTAGTCCACTTGTGGATCAATTTACTAGTGCAGAAGAGAACGTAATTCTACCTGTCTCAGTTGTAAAAACATTTGCAACTAAAAGATATGGTGGAGCAGATGAAGCTCAAGCTATAGAAAGTTTTATAGCTGATCTTTCATCTAGTCAAGAGATGGATCAACAAACTGTGCCACCTGAAACGGAACAGCCAGAGGATATTGATTACGCATCAATAGATACTGAGCAAGTTTAATTTCAGCCCACAAAAATTATGGAATCGAGCTACCCTTATCCATAAGGCACTCAACCAATAGGTAAAAATAATGGAAGAAAACGACAGAGTCGAAGCTACTAATGAAGAAAAGAAAGTTGAACTTAAGGCAGAGAATCCTTATCATAAAGATCGAGGAGAAATTGACCCAGAGACCGAAGCATTTTTGTCAGGTAAACTTTCAAGCTATCATATAGAGCAGAGACAAAAACAAGAGGCAGACGCAGCAACCGAACAGAAGGACACCCATACATCTGAAGAAACTGCAGAATCTACAGATACCAAGGCTACTCCTATCGCTGAACGCCCTGCAACAGCTGAAGATCGTGTCTTTAAAAAACGTTATGACGATTTGAAGAGACACTATGATTCTACTATTCAAAAACATAAGGAAGAACTTTCTTCTTTAAAGTCACAGTTAGAATCAAGTACAAGACAATTTGTACCACCTAAATCTAAGGAAGAATTAGAATCTTGGAAGAGGGAATACCCAGACGTCTATGAGATGGTTGAAACTATCGCTATGACTAAGGCAGATGCTAGAGCAAAAGACATAGAAGAAAAATATAGTTCTTTGCAAAAGCAACAGGAACAAATTGCAAAAGAAAAAGCAGAAGTGGAACTTCTTAAAGTTCACCCAGATTTTAGTGATCTAAGACAAAAAGATGACTTTCATCAATGGGCTGAACAACAAGATCCTACTATTCAAAGTTGGTTGTATGAAAATACTTCCAATGCTAAATTAGCTGCTAGAGCTATTGATCTATATAAAATGGATCGTGGAATTAGTAAGCTAACTAAGAAAGAAGAAAAGGATATTAAGAATGAAGCTGCTAAAGCAATTTCTAAAACTAAGAAAAGTACTGATTCTGAAGTGCCTAAAAAGAAAGTTTGGACTGTAAGTGAAATTTCTAAATTAAAACCTTACGAATATGAAAGGTATGAAAAGGAAATTGATCTTGCTCGTTTAGAAGGTAGAATTGAACAACGTTAACCTTAAACTAAACTAACAACACTAACATATAGGAGAAAACAATATGGCATTTGGTGTAGCTGGTGGATATACAAACTTACCTTCAGGTAATTTTACTCCACAAATTTTTAGCCAAAAGGTTCAGAAGTTCTTCAGAAGAGCATCAGTGGTAGAGGATATTACTAACACTGATTATGCTGGAGAAATTGAAAACTTTGGTGATACTGTAAAAATAATAAAAGAACCAACTGTATCAATCAGATCGTACGCTAGAGGTACGACTGTGACTACAGACGATTTAGCAGACGATGAAGTAACATTGACTGTTGATCAAGGTTCATACTTTGCTTTCAAAGTAGATGACATTGAAGAAAGACAATCTCATATCAACTTTGAAGCTCTTGCAACTTCTTCAGGTGCTTACTCACTTAAGAAGAACTACGACTACAATGTATTAAAATACATTTATGATAACGCAGCAACTGATGCGACTGCAACTGGTACAGATGCAGCTCCATTAACTGGTACAAGTACTGCTAACACACTAGTTGATATTGTATCTGCTGCTAAAGCAGTTCTTGATGGTAATGATGTACCAGAAGAAAATAGATGGTTAGTTGCTCCACCTAAATTTTTCCAACAGTTAAGAAAAGCTGATGGCAAAATCATGGATCAGTCAGTAATGGCTGATGGTGGTGCATCACAAATCAGAAACGGAATGGTCACAGATAGACCTTTATTCGGTTTCAGAATGTACTCAACAAATGCGATCGTAAACGGTGCTGCAGGTGCTGCTGCTAACTTTACTTTCTCATCTTCAACTGCTGGTGAATATGCGTTCTTATACGGTCATATGTCAGGCGTTGCAACTGCTAATCACATTGCAAAAACTGAATTGATCAGAGATCCAGATTCATTCGCAGATATCGTTAGAGGATTACACGTGTTCGGAAGAAAAATCTTAAGAGCAGACGCTGTATACTCTGGCGTTGTTACTTTGTAATAATTACTATTCTTGGGGGGAGCAATCCCCCCTTGATTAATTAATAATAAAATAATCCTAAACATCTATGGCAACAACATACTTACAATTAGTAAATAGAACACTTAGAGAGTTAAATGAAACTGAATTAACTTCAGCTACATTTGCTACAAGTAGAGGAGTTCAAACAGCAGTAAAAGATTTTGTAAATAAATCTATTCATGATATTTATAATGAGGCTGGTGAATTACCTATTCTATATACTGAAACTACTCAAAAAACAGTAGTGGGCCAACAAGAGTATGCATTGCCATCAAATATGCGAAAGGTTGATTGGGATTCTTTTGTAATTAGTTCTGGAGAATTATTAACTAATTCTGAATTTGAAACTAATATTAGTAACTGGACAACTTTAAGTGGTTCTCCAAGTTATTCATCAAATGGTAATGGAAGAGTATTATTAAATAACTCTGGTATTTATCAAGCTATTAATACTGTTAAAAACAGAAGTTATAGATTACATGTTAGATTAGTAGATACATCTTCATCTGGATCTAGTTTAACTATTAAAGCTGGAACATCTGCTGATGATGATACAAATTTAAGTTCATCTTTATCTGTAACAAATACAGGTGAAGGAAATATTTTTGATGGTACATTTACAGCTACAGCATCTACAACTTATATTACAGTAACAAATAGTACTACAGATAATTTAGAAGTAGATTATATAAGAGTTAGAGATAATACTTTAGTACCTGCTAAGTTAAACTTTATAACTTATGATTCTTTTTTACAAACAAGAAAACCTATTGATGACAGAGCAGGTGATGATTCTTTTGCTAAACCTGTATCTGTATATAGAAATCCTAACTATGGATACTTTGGTTTAACTCCAATTCCAGAAAGAAGTGATTATGTTATTAAGTATGGATACTACATTACCCATACAGATTTATCTGCTGCAACTGATACTATAAATTTACCAGATAGATTTTCACCATTGATAATTGATAGATGTAAATATTATACATACATGTTAAGATCTGATCCACAACATGCATCTTTAGCTGATAGAGATTATCAAAGAAAATTAAGATTATTACAAGTAGACTATGCATCACCTCAAGATTACATGAGAGATGATAGAGTATTAAGTGGAAGTATTAACGTACAATTTATATAGGATATTAATATGAAAAGAGATGAAAATAAACAAACAGAAGATAACATAGATTATAAATCTAAAAAAGAAGCTAATCAAAAAAACAATAACATGAAAATGGCAGGTGGTGTATTTAGTTTAAGTGACTATAATAAATATAAACAAGCTGTTGAAAAAGATAATGTTATGGAAGTATTTCCAGATAAATCTATTTTTGAACTAGAGGAAATGCGAAGATTATACGAGGCAGAAAAAGCACGTAAAATGTCGGGGTAGTTAAATGCCGACAACCGATTTAATATCACCATTTGTTGTAAGCTGTGCAGGAGGTTTAACACTTAATAAAGATGTGTTTTCAATGGCCCCTGGTGAAGCATTACAACTTCAAAACTTTGAGCCAGATATTGAAGGTGGTTATAGAAGAATAAATGGTAGTACTAAATATAATGATAATATAGTACCACAAGTAAGTTCTTCTGATGAAAAGGTTGTTATGTCAGCTATATTTAATAATCAAGTATATGCTGGTAGAGGTGGAAGTATTTATAGAGCAGGAACATCTGGTACATGGACTAGTGTTACAACAGGATTAAATACACCTACAGTTAATTACACTTTTAAAAATATTAATTTTAACGGAACTGATAAATTAATTATTTGTACAACTGTAGATCAATATGCATTAAGTATAGATACATCTAACACTGTAACTACATTTAATGCAAGTAATGCACCAGAGTATCCTAAATACATAGAAGTATTTAAAGATCATGTATTTTTTGCAGGCATGACTTCTAATCCAGAAGAAGTAGTATTTTCAGAACCATTTAATGAAAATGGATTTGCAAGTCCTAATGGTGCTGGTAGTTTTAAAGTAGACACTACAATTGTAGGTTTAAAAGTATTTAGGGATGTATTATATATTTTTGGTAAAGATAAAATATATAAATTAGCAGGAACATCACAAGCAGATTTTGTAGTACAACCTGTAACAAGACAGATTGGTTGTTTAGATGGTGGGTCAATACAAGAATTAGGTGGAGATATTATATTCTTAGCACCAGATGGATTAAGAACTGTAGCAGGTACAGATAAGATTGGTGACGTAGAACTAGGTTCTATATCTAGACAAATACAAGCAAGAATTGATGAAATAAAATTTGATAGAATTAGTTCATTAGTTATTAGAAGTAAATCTCAATACAGATTATTTTATCCAGAAGATGCTGCAACTGAAGCAGCAGGAAAAGGAATTATAGCTGTACTAAAAACAAATCCAAATACTGGATCCTTAGGATTTGAATATGCAGATATTGTAGGATTTAAACCTTCATGCACAGATTCAGAATATAATGGAGCAGATGAATTAATAATTTATGGTGGATATGATGGTTATGTATATAAATTTGAAAGTGGTAATTTAATTACAAGAGCAGGATCTACTGAAAATATTGTAGCTACATATCGTTCTCCAGATATGGTTATGGGAGATCCAGGTGTAAGAAAATACATGCAAAGGGTAAACCTTAACTACGAAGGAGAAGGTAGAGATATAAATGCTCAACTATCACTTAAGTATGACTATGGTGATATTAATACACCACAACCACAAAAAATAGATATTACTGCAGCTGGTGGAGTATCTTTATACGGAACAGCACTTTATGGAACTGGTATTTATGACGCAACAGGTATTCCATTGGTTAGACAATCTGTAGAAGGATCTGGATTTGCAGTAGCTTTAAAAATAGATGATAACCAAGGTGCAGATATAATTTCTATAAAAGGTTTTCAACTTGAATTTACCCCAGGAGGAAGAAGATAATGGCTGGATATACGGCAAGACAAAGTACATATACATCGGGAGATACTATATTAGCAGCTCATACTAATGATGAGTTCAATACTATATTAGCGTCTTTTGATGCAACAACAGGTCACTCACATGATGGTAGTGCAGGTGAAGGTGCATTTGTACCTTTAATTGCAGATAGTGATTCTAATAATAAATTATCAGTTGATAGTGTAAATAATAGATTTGGATTATTTGTTGAAGTTACAGGATCTCCTGTAGAACAATTAAGATTTCAAGATGGTGCTATTGTACCTGTTACAACTAATGATATTGATTTAGGTACATCTTCTTTAGAATTTAAAGATGCATACTTTGATGGTGTTGTTACTGTAGATAGTTTAGCTCTTCCTACTACAACTATTACAGATATATTAGATGAAGATACAATGTCATCTGATAGTGATACAGCATTAGCTACTCAACAATCTATTAAAGCATATGTTGATAACCAAGTTGCAGCAGTACCTGTAGGTGATATTACTTCAGTAATTGCTGGTACAGGTTTATCTGGTGGTGGTACAACAGGTGATGTAACTTTAACAATAGATACTGGAACTACAGTTGATTTATCAACATCTCAAACTTTAACAAATAAAGTTTTAACTGCTCCAGAAATTTCTACAATTACAAATACTGGAACTTTAACACTTCCTACATCTACAGATACATTAGTTGGTAGAGATACTACAGATGTATTAACAAATAAAACTTTAACTAGCCCAGTTTTAAATGGTGCAATATCTGGTACATCATTTATAGATGATGATACTATGGCTACAGCTTCAGCTACAACTGTTGCATCTTCTGAGTCTATTAAGGCTTATGTAGATACAAAATCAGCTAGTGGTATAGACATTGATGCATTAACAGATGGTACATCTATTACAGTTGATGGTACAGATTTACTTGCATTATCAGATGCAGGTACAGAAAAGAAAATAACTGTATCTCAAATAGATGACTATATTTCATCAAGTTCACAAGTTTTAACAAATAAAACAATTGATGCAAGTCAGTTATCTGGTACAGTAGACAATGCTAGATTAGATACTGAATTACAAGCATTAGCAGGATTAACTTCTGCTGCAGATAAAGGTATTCAATTTACTGGTGCTGGAACAGCAGCTACATATGATTTAACAGCTGCAGGTAAAGCATTATTAGATGATGCAGATGCGTCAGCTCAAAGAACTACTTTAGGATTAGGAACTGCAGCTACATTAGATGTAGGTACAGGAGCTAATAATATTGTACAATTAGATGGATCTGGTCAATTACCAGCAGTAGATGGTAGTCAATTAACAGGCTTAAACTACGCTACTCCAGGATTTGCTGTTGCTATGGCAATTGCACTTTAAGGTTGACAATTTTGACAATACGTATATAATAATACATAAGGAGATAATAAAAAAATGGCACAAGATTTCGAAAGAACTCTACAACAAAATATATCAAATAGCTCTGGTTCTCCTACTACATTAAGGGTAGCAGCAGATTCTGATGATGCAATTATAGGTATTAGATGTACTAATACTTCTGGCACATCAGTAGATGTTACTGTTTATGTGGAGAATAGTGCGACTAACTATCATATTATTAAAGATGCCCCTATTCCAGCAGGTGGTTCTTTAGAGTTAATTGATGGTGGTTCAAAAGTTGTTTTACAATCTGGTGATGCAGTTAAAGCATATGCTTCAGCTTCATCTTCAGTAGATATAATTACTAGTATTGTAGATACTATATCAAATTAATAGGAAAATAATATGGCATATGTCGGTAAACAACCTGCAGCTACAGCTTTAACGGCTGATGATTTAGCAGACGGTATTGTATCAAATAGTAAACTAGCAACTGATTCAGTTACTAGTCCTAAAATTGTTGATGCTACAATTTCTAATGCCGACTTAGCAGGTTCAATAGCTAATGATAAACTAGTAAATAAC